TGCCTGGTGGCGCTGGAGAAGATTCCGTTTGTGGGGCACTCCGGCGAGGTGTTTACCTGCTGGAGGGTGCAGTATGGCGGCAAGAGCAATATGGCGAAGTTCACCGAAGGCGCTGCCGCGAAGGTGATCGACGGCAAGGTGTACGTGATCGACACGTGGCAGACGACGCGCACGCCGACCGGCCTGGCGGAGATGATGGTGCAGGAGCACAAGCGCCACCAGGCGGACGGGATGATGATTCTGGACACGCCGGGCAGCGAGTTTATGACGCCGCTGGTGCGGAACGAGGCGGCGCGGCGGAACGTGAGCATCCGCATCCACCGGCCGTACTGGGAAGAAGACGACAGCCGGCGGGCGAGCCAGATTAAGAGCCTGGAGCCGCTGATGCGGGTGGGGCGGCTGCTGTTCTCTACCGCGATGACCAAGGCGGCGGCGACGCACAGCCAGTTTGTACACTTCGGGCTGGTGGAGGAGAATGGGATTATCGACTGCATCAACCAGTTCGCGCAGATGGTGCCGATGAGCCAGATGCGGGCGAACATGCAGGAGGAAGAGCTTGAATATCAGAGGAAACAGCGAGACAATGCGCTGGTGAGCGGGTTCCTGGAGCAGCAGGGGATGCCGATAGTGGATGACCAGGTGAGGATGAAGGCGCAGGCGCACCTGGCGGCGATGAGCCGGGTGCAGCACAACGGGATGCCGCCGCTGCCGGGAGGGCTGGATGGTTAGACACCTAAAAGAGAAAGTGCGGAACGAGCTGGTGAAGCGGCTGACGGCGACGGACCATCCATTTGACGCGGTGAGTTCGAAAAACTCCTCGATGTGTAAATGTGGCCTGTCGATCACCGATGCGAGCCATCAGCCCCAACTGAGGTTCCAGCCGCCGCTGCCGGGAGGGCTGGATGGGTAGCATCATCATGCGCTCGGCGCTTATAGCTTGGGGCCGCACCCCGCCGCCTGAGCTGCATTCAATCGTCGATAATGGTCGCGAGCGGCGTGTTGTAACGTGGTCCGATGTGATGAACGCCCGCAGGGAGCAGCAGCGTCGGCGTCTTGATCAGATCCGCCAGGTTGAAGAGTGGCGTCCCTACAGGCTCTCAGTTAGCTACTTTGGTTGTGGACTTATGGGTGGATGGAACGCCTTCATCGAAGGTATCCACGGACGGAACGAGTATGGCACGTGGATCGACCGCGACCGTCGATGGCTGATTCCTAAACTGCTGACAGCCTTCCCGCTCGTGCTGCCACTGGGATCAGAGAGCGAGCAGTGGCGGCATTGGGAGGTCGCGTTTGCCTCGCAGTATAAACGGAGAATGCAACATGGTGAACCGGTTGGCGTCGTGCCAGTTTGGTGGAACCAGAGAGATTCACCGCGCAGCGGTCGAGAACGGTGCGAAGCACATGGCTGATTTGCTGACAATTGCGAGCAGTCCTAACGGCGATGGGATGCCGATCGGCAACACGCTGACGCCGATGATTGCGAAGACGCAGGTGACGGTGGCGCCGGGGGGCGTGAAGGAGCCCGCGTTCGACGACAACGCCGCCGCGACCATTGTGTGGGCTGACTTCCAGCGCGACTCCGCATGGCTCGAACAGAAGGCGTGGCTGGCGGAGTGGCAGTACATTGATTATATCTACCAGAGCCCGAACTTCGAGGGCGACTGGCGAGTGAGCCTGAATGGGACCGCGCGGGTGAGCCGGTTCAACGTGGCGAAGAATTCGAACACCATGAGCACCCAGGTGCGGCGCGGCATCTTTGCGGACCAGATCCCGTTCCTGCTGGAGGCGACCGGCAAGCTGGCCGGCGACGCTGATGCGCAGACGTATCTCGACGCGGCGACCGAGATCCTGACGGTGCTCGACCAGCGGGCGGACTTTGAGTACAACTTTGGGTTGCTGATCGAGTGCATGGCGCTGCAAGGGACCGGCATCGGCGTGCCGCGCTGGGACGAGAAGACGGTTACAAAGAAGAGCCGCAAGCGCAACACGCCTCCGGTGAGTATCGACATGCCGGTGGGCGCGCCGGCGGTGGTGAATACGTGGGAGTCGGACGACTTCAAGGTTGTAACCGAAGAGGTGATGGAGAGCTGGCCGTACTTCGAGTTCCGCGACCTGGGCTGGACGATCTGGGATGAGAAGACGCGCACGCCAAACCGGCCCGACCTGAGCGCGAGCCACCGCGTGGACATCGACTATGTGACGCTGCAGGACCTGCAGCAGATGCGGGAACTGGACTGCTACAAGGACATCCCCGAGGACGATGACCTGGTGCGGTACTTCCTGGCGAACCCGTATGGCGATGCCAGCCCGGGGACACGCACGGCGCAGAACAGCAACATCCAGAACACGACGGTGCTGCACGCGGCGGGACCGGAGACCAACGCCAGCGCCAACCCGTTCGAGAAGCCGATGATGAAGCTGGCGTACTGGACCTGCGAGCGAGTGGTGGAGATGCTGGTGTACGAAGGGCGCTTCAAGGTGATCCGCAACGAGGCGCACGAGCTGGGCGACCACGCGCTGGGCTACACCGCGAACTGGTGGAACATTAAGAGCAGCCTGTACGGGCTGGGGATTGGGCGCATCAACGCGGGCGACCAGCGGATGAACCAGGGCGTGCTGAACGAAGTGCTGAAGATGATTGCGTACTGGACCAACTGCCCGCTCCTGTACAACACCGCCGACGGCAACGCGCCCACCCAGAACGTGGTGATGGGGCTAGGGACGATGTGGGGGATCAACGCGCCGCCGGGGACGGACGTGCGCAAGGTGCTGGCGTATGCGGAGAAGCCGACCATCCCCGCCGAGGCGTGGAAGATTATGGACATGGCGCTGCGCGGCGGCGAGGACGAGGTGGGCGCGAACGCCGGAGCCATGCAGGGCCAGATCAGCAGCACCCAAGGCATGGCGCGCACGGCTGCCGGGGTGAACCGCTCATCCAGCCAAAGCGACGCGCAGGTGAGCGACCCGATTGCGCATCTTGAAGGCATCATCGTGCGCTGGAACCGGTTCAAGTGGCAGCAGGTGATCGACGTGATGCCGATTCCTGAGATCCGCGCCATATTGTCGAGAAAATTCAGTCAGGCGATCGTCGATAGCATCGATCCTGAGAAGTTGACCAACATAGAGTTCGACATCAAGGTGCTGGCGGGACAGAAGCTGGCGGCGAAGGCGGCGATTGCGCAGCTGATCCCGTTCCTGCTGCAACTGCTGCAGCAGCCGCAACTGATGGAGTACATGCACCAGAAGGGCTGGACGATCAACTTCCTGGCGATTGAAAAAATCTTCCTGCGGGTGAGCGAACTGCAGGGCGCGGAAGACATCATTGTGCCGCTGACCGACCAGGAGAAGCAGCAGGTGGCGCAATTGAATCCGAACGCGCAGCGGGTGCAGGCGGCGGCGACGCTGGAGAAGCTGCGCGGCGCGAATAAGATTCAGGAGGTGCAGGAGAAGGGCAAGCAGGACCTGCAAAACACGATCGTAGAGAAGAGCCTGGACCACGTGGCCGGAGAAGTGCCGCTGGAGAATGAGTTTGCGCTGGCGGAGGGACGTGTGGACAGGAACACGGACATGCAGGAGTTGCAGAACGGGATTCCGGGGGTGGCGTAGTGGCCATTTTAGCTGTTCCGCTTGGCGATCCGCCGCTGCCGCCGCTGGAGACAGCAACGCTGGTGGCGATTTACACCGGGCTGGAAGTTGGAGTGACGCAGGGCGCATGGAAGTCGATGGCGAAGGAATGCCTGATTGCGCGCGGCGAAGGCGGAGTGACTGGAGAGGCCGATGGGGCAGAGCGCGCTTGAGAAGTTCCACCAAGGGACGCCGCTGAACGAGGAGCTGGCGGAGATCCAGCGGAGCGCGGCCGGAGCGAGCCCGGGAAGCCCGGTTTTACACCGCGAAGCGGTCGAGGACGGGGCGAAGCACGACGCGGAGCGGGAGCTGACGCGGGTTGAGCGGCTACATTTGAAGGAGCTGCGGCAGGCGGATGGGTGGGTGGTTTTGCAGCGGCTTTTAGAAAGAACTTTATTTTTGCACAGGAAGAGTGTTATATCTATGAGCCAGAGCGATCCGCTCGGCAATGCCGAGAAGATCGCCCAGCAGTGGGCCTACCTGAACGCGCTGCGGGCCGCGGCGCAGCAGGTAACCGTGCTGGTGGATGCGGAAGTGAAGGCGCTGGACGAGGAATCGAAGCAATGAAGGCGACACGGCGAGGATTTTTCGGGATGCTGGCGGGGTTGGTGGCGGCCGCCGTGCTGCCGTTCCGCGTCAAGCCATACAGCATCACCCGCTTCAAACTGGACGACCCGTGGTATCCCAGCGGCACCGACGGTGTGCGGGTTACTTTTTCAGATAATTGTTTCCTTAAGAGCGTGAGTCCGGTCCAAATGGAGGCATATCTGCAAGTCCCAGAAATTAAAGACTCGCTCCTAGCCCACGGACACGAAATCCACTTTGATGAAGTGCTGCGCGAACTGAGGGGCATGGCATGATCGCGTACTGGACCGATAAACGACCGAATGGGCAGCCGATTGAGGCGGAGACGTTTGCGCGCGTGATCGACCTGGAAGACGGCACCAACCCGATCTGGACCTATGGGAAGACGGTCGACGAGGTGCTGCAGAAGATTGAACGACAGAATGGCAACGCGCAACTTGCTCTCGCGCGCCGCGCAACCGCGCAGCCCAATGCACCGGCGCAGGGTGCCCCCACAGCGACGCCTGCTGCGCCTCGGCGTCGGCTTTCCGCCGATGAGGTGATGCAACTGACCACCGACCTGCAGAACCCGGCCAAGGCGGCCGCGGCGATTGTGAAGCTGGCGGCGGACGAGACCGGCGTGGACCCGCAGCGCGTGGCGATGGACAACTTCAAGAAACTGGCGGCGGAGTGGGAAGACGAGCACGAGGAGTTCTACCAGCATCCGGGCAACCGCACGCTGCTGGGGATCCGCGCGGGCCAGAAGGTGGGCCACCAGGTGGCGCTGATCACCAAGGAGATTTTGACGCAGTGTTTTATCGAGCTGCTGAATTCCGGGCAACTATTCGAGGCGCCGGAAGAGCACCAGGAACAACGCATTACCCCCTCACCGTTTCCTGTCGAGAGTCAGGTTCAGCGTACCGAGAGGCCACGGCGGCTATCTACCGGCATACGAGGCACCCAGCTTCGCGCGCCGCAGACCGCGCAACCAAAGGCTTTGAAGTATTCGAAACGCGACATCGAGATGATGCCTTCCGCGCAGATCGAGCGCCTTGCGAGAGACAAGGACCCGGACTACATGGCAGCCTGCGATGCGCATTTCGGCCAACTGGCGACCGCTTAAGAGGTTGCCGCGGAGACTGAACATGAAGAACAGGGGACAGGGAACAGGGAACAGGGAACAGTTGCCGGAGAAGATGCTGAAGTATGTGGTGTGGCCCGCGTTCCGCTGGGGCTCCGCATTTATGGCCGCGCTGTGGGTGTCGCTGATCACGGTGACCGCCGCGCTGACCGCGCAGCCCTGCACGGCGTGGGACGGAGCGAGCCCGGCGGCGCAGACCACCGCGAACATGCCGCAATCCGGCCTGACCATCCACTACAACCGCGTGTTTATGAAGTTCCTGTATGCGAACCTGGGCAAGCTGCTGATGGTCACGCACATGGACCTGCCGGAGAAGAGCGGCCTGACCTTCCGCAACTTTATGAACATCCCACTGGGGCCTGATCTTGTCCAGCAGACGCAGGGCACACTGGGGCCGCCCGAGCAGATCAGCACGAATTACAAAGACATCGTGCTGTTCCAACTGGCGAACTACTCGAACATCTCCGACCTGGCGTTTATGACGTCGATCTCCAATGACCTGGAGAACAACCGCCGGGTGATGGCCTACCAGTTGGGGCTGAGCCTGGACGACATCGTGATGGCGCAGTTCGATTACCTGCGGACGTGGGACGCGCGCACCAGCAACCAGGACAGCGTGGTAACGCCATATCCGTTCACCAAGAACATCATCGAGCAGATGCCGGCCAGCCTGGGCGGCGCGACCGTTCCGCCGATGATGGACGGCTTCTACAACGGATCGATCCATGACTTCTTCGTGGGCGACCTGACGCTGGACAACAGCAACAACTCGATTGTCGACATCTGGAAGCACACCGATGCCGGGCAACTGAAGCTGGAGGAGCTGCCGGGCGGGACCGAAGGCGAGAAGCCGGCGCAGATACTGGAACTGCTCGGCGCGCACTGGCGCAAGAGCACCAACCAGACCCAGACGGCGAACTGGCAGGCCAGCGGCAACACTGGCATCAGCACGTACCTGGCGGGTATGGATGCGATCGTGTGGATCAACTTCCCCAACGCGCGCCACACCAAGATCGACCCCAAGTGGCAGAACATGAACCTGTGGGCCGGCGAGTATGCCGCGCGCACCGCCTACGACCCGAATGGGCTGATTCCGGCCGGGACGGGTTACAACTGCGTGGCTGGATGCGGGCTGCCGCCCGACCAGACCTCGCGCGCGAGGATTGCGATCGCAGTTCCGCAGACGACATAAAACGTAGGGCCAATACCGAGATTCTGGACGGCGAAAATGCCGTCCAGAATGACGGCTTTGGGAGGTAAAACGATGGATGCGAAGATGCAGGAGCAGCTAGATCAGGCGACGCTGAAGAAGGCGCTGCTGGACCTGGACGAGACGGTTGAGTCGAACGCGCGGCGAGTGGCGGAGAAGGCGGTGCGCAACCGGGTGAATGCCGAGCGGCAGGCGGGCTTCCGCAGCGCGCGCGCGAGCCGCGAGGCGCTGAGCAACCGCTGCACCCACCGCCAGGGCGGCGCGATGAACAACCCGTATGCCGCCAAGGCGCCGAACCCGAGCGCGCTGGGCGTGATGAAGATGCCGGACGGCTGGACGAAACGGATCTTCTGCATTGTGTGCCACGGCGAGTGGTTTACGCCGCACCCCTACCTGATGCGCAAGGACCCATTCAAGGCGGGATTCCACATGCCCGGCGGCATCATCCTGGAGCGGGACGAGACGGCTGTGGAGGTTCGCCGGCGGGTGGCGAAGTACAATGCCGACGTGGAGAAGTTCGAGGAGTTGCTGGAGGCGGCGAAGGACAAACAGACGCCCGAGGCGGCGATGGAGATGGATTGCGGGACCACGCACACGCTGACCAACAGCGAGACCGGCGTGGTGGTGTATCCGTGGCGGCCGTGCGACGCGAATGCGTGGGCGGCGAGCCAGCAGGCAGCAGCATAAAACGAGATGCGGGGATTCTTCGCCTGCAGCTCAGAATGACAGGCGGTTTGAGGAAGAGGAGAAGCACATGGGCGTCGATACAGTAGTACGGGGAGCGCCGACAGCGGCGCAGTGCTTTGGGACTGAGGGGATCATCCTCGACGCCAAGAATAATTTGCTGTATACCTTCGGCGACAGCCGGACGCCGGGGCTGGTGGGAGCTGCCGGCAGCGCCCCGGCCGCCGGACCTGTGCCCGCAGCCTATGCGCCCGCGGCGAGCCCGACCTTTACCGGCACAGTGACGCAGCCGACGCCTCCGGTGCTGACTGCCGCGCTGACGCAGACCACGGTGGGAGCGGCGGGCGGGGCCACGGCGCTGCCGGCTACGCCGACCGGCTACCTGAAACTTTCGATCAACGGAACGGTTTTTGCGGTGCCGTACTACGCGGTATCGTAGTATCCGCCTGCCCGCGTAGACATGGAGCCGAGATGACGCAGTACGAATACAAAGTCCGGCGGATTGAGCACACGCATATCGCCGAGGTGCTCGACGAGATGGGCGCGAAGGGATGGCGCTTCCGCGAGGTGGTGCCGGCGAGCTCTTTTGACGTGCGCCTGATCTTCGAACGCGAAATTCAGCATCTAACCCCAACAGCAATTTCATTTAAGGAGAGCACTATGAACCAGACCCAGGCAGGACAGTCCCAGGTATTTACCGGGACTCTTTCGCCGGCCGGCGCAACCATGCCGCCGGACGCAACCTTCACCATCGCATCGAACGATCCGAGTGTGAGCCCATCCGTGGACTCGACTGGGCTGATTGTGAGTGTGACCTACCCGACTGGCTGGGTGGAGAGCACCACGACTCCGCTGGCATTCGCGTACACCGCAAGCAGTGCGAGCACAAATATGTCGCTGGCTGCGACCATCACACCGTCGGCGCCCGCGATTGTGCCCACAGGCATCACGTTCGCGCAGACGACCTAACGAAACACGGTAAACTGACGAGGGCCGTCGCTCACAAAGGGCGGCGGCTCTTTTATTTTGAGGAAGCATGGGCAACAGCACCATCAGTCTCGGCAGCATGTACGATTCGCTGGCGGCGCGCGGCATTCCCGACCCGCGCAAGGGCGCGAGCGGCTATGGCGACAAGCTGGCGCTGGAGATGGCGAACAGCGTGATCGCGGACCTGATCTGCGACCGGTTCAACTGGAAGTGGAACCGTGCGGTGGCGGCGGCGATCTACACCAACAGCTGGCAGCAGGACTACCCGCAGCCGCGGCAGGCGGCCGGGCTGATTGGCTGGGGAGAAGACTGCGCGGGAATCAACATCAACAACACGGCGCTGCCCAAGCCGCTGATTAACATCGAGTGGCGGCGCGGCCTGAGCCGCACCAGCATCAGCACCTGGGTGACGCGTAACATCTGCTGGATGTATAACGGCGACCTGACGCTGGGCGCGTGGCCAGGCGCGGGCATGGTGTACAGCCCGCTGGTGGGGACGGGGCCGCAGGCGCAGAACCCGCTGATGAGCATGTTAGACAAGAACGGCAACATCCTGATCGTGACCGGATTTGGGACGACCGGCAGCGTGGCGCCGTTTGCCGCCGTGAATGCGGCCGAAGGCACCACGGTTACCGATGGCAGCGTGACCTGGACGGTGGTGCTGGCGAGCAGCCAGGGCTTCCGCGTGGACAACCTGCCCTCTGCGACCGGGCCGACCTGGCAGATTACTCCGGTGTTCCAAGTTGAGCCGCCGCTGTTTACCACCATGCAGCAGAAGCTGGATCCGTTTCCGGACAGCTACGCACGCTACTTCCGCCGGGGACTGGAATACGAATCGCTGGAGGCTAGTCCTAACCCTGCACTTGAAAAGCGGCTAGTGCTGACGAAGGAGCAGTGGCTGGAGGCACTGGTAAAGAGCAAGAAGCAGGGCGACCGCGAGCCCAACGCCTACAGCCTGCTGCCGGCGGGCAGCGTGGTGGAGAGCAGGCTGGGGTATAACGGCGACCGTGGACCGTACACGGCGGACAACCCGTATTAGGAAGCAACCGAAGCAGAGAGTTATGTATAAAGTAAGGTGATGTATGGTCTTATCCTTCCTCAACCCGCTCCATTACAACGAAGACAGGGTGATGATTGGCCATGACCTTGTACCGATGGATCGCCAATCTGATGGCGTGTTTTGGTGTGCGGTATGCGGGGGCCATCCGACAGATCCAATACATCAATCGGAGA